ATGAATATCCTTAAGTATTACAGGCTCACTAGAAAGTGGGTCTGTAAAACTTACGGGTTAAAAGATGCAGATTTAGAATTATTAATTTATTTAGATTGTAAAGGAAGATTTACACGAAACGATTTTATCAACGGAGTTTATACATATTCGTGGGATAAAGCAAGATGGGAGAGATTAAAAAGAGAAGGTTGGATAGAAACTTGGAGGCATAGAAATAGAACAACTATTATGTACTCTGTATTTAAGACTTCTTTTAAATGTTCTCAAATGATAAGTAGGATATATAGAATCCTATTAGGTGAGGAAGACTTACCCACTTCAGAGCGAAGTGTATTTTATAATAACAAATCATATACTGACAAAGTTTATAATAAAGCTATAGATGATATGATAAAAGATAAAGATAGATAATATGGCTGGAATAGGAAAATATAAAGGAAAGAAAAAAAGTAATAAATCAGGTGGAGGACCTAGAAAGAAAAGAACTACAAAAAAGACTACTAAAAAAAGATATTAATGGAAATCTTTAAAGATAACAACGATTGGAATGAAAAATCTGTAGTAGGATTTGTTGCATTCGCGATAATGTGTGTGATTATGATAGTAGATCTTATCACGGGTTATGTTGGGAAAGATTTAGTAATTAATGAATTTGTTTATGATTCATTTGTACTAGTAGTACTTGGGTGCTTCGGTATAAGTGGTGTAGAAAAATTTGCTAAAAAATAAAATATGTTAGGTAAACTATTTTCCGGAGGCGCTGCTGATTTAGTAAAAAACGTAGGTGGAGTAATAGATAACTTACACACATCTAAAGAAGAAAAATTAGAAGCAGAAAGAAAAATAAAAGAATTAATTGCTAACTATGAGGTTGAGATGGAAAAGAACATTACATCTCGTTGGGAGGCAGATTTAAAATCAGATTCATGGTTAAGTAAAAATGTTAGACCTATGGTTTTGATTTTCTTAATAGTATGCACCATGCTATTAATATTTATAGATGCTGGTGCAATAAAATTTAACGTAAAAGATTCTTATATAGATCTTTTACAAATGGTATTAATAACAGTGATTGGCGCTTATTTTGGTGGTCGATCATTTGAAAAAGTAAAAAAATAAAATTATGGGAATAAATTCAACAGAAGTCGCTTATGGCTTTGGACAAATGGGTAGCGTGTTTAATGATAGTGCTAATCCTATGAAAGCACCAGCGGGTAAAGTGTTTGTAGCAATCACATTCTTAGCTGACACGACTTTAGAGGCTAGTGGAGGTTTAATAGCAGAACAAGATTCTGTTAATGGATATGAATATATATCTACATTAGACGCTAGTGGCGCTGCTCAAACAGCTCATGATCTAGGTCACGCTAATTCTCCAACAGCGGTATCTGGTGCGGGTGGTTTAGCCGTAGATAATACTCAAATTTTTCCAAGAGGATTAACTATATATGGTAGATGGACAGAAATACATCCAACAGCAGCTGATACTGACGGCGGTATTATTGCTTACATAGGAGAATAATGGCAGCTCTAGGATTAGGAACAAGTTTTTACCACGTTCAATCTGGTCATTCGCCTATAGATTTTCTACCTTCTTCTTTGGAGAATCTACAAATATGGCTTAGAAACGATATTGGTTTAACGTCAGCTATTCCAACCGAAAGCGTTTCGCGGTGGAATGATTCTTCTGGTAATGATAGATATATAACACAAAGTACTGCGGGCTCACAAGGAACTAATGCTGATGGTGGTATCAGGATGAACCCATCTACTACCGCTGATTTTTACAGCTTCGAATCTAGTACTATAATAGATTTAGGTGGTGCTCAAGATTGGACCTTGTTTGTGGTTATGAAAAGATTAGGGGGAGCAACTGATCCAAATACTATTTTTGGAGGAGATCATCAAGATCAACATTTTCGTATTGCAACTGAGACGGATGTGTTTATACAAACAACAGATGACGGTGGTGGTGTTCCAGCTGGACAAGGTGCGGTATCAAGTAAATTTGTATTTCCGTCAGGTACTTGGGCTAATGAAGAAAAGCTTTTTATGACAGTATCTAAAGGAACTGATGGTACATTTTCGTGGTATAAAAATGGTGTGTCAGTTAGTGGTACGCAATCAGGCGCTGCTAACACTACAAATATAGGACAACGTTTTAAAGTAAAGCATCTTGGAACTAGAGATGATGGTTCTTCACCTTCAGATGACGACCATATGCATGGTGAAATTCTTGAATTCATATTATACAATGCTAAATTAAACGCTTATGAGCTAGGAAATGTTCATAGTTATCTTCATAATTATTTTAAATTATAAAAATAAAAATTAACTTAAATTAACTTAAATTAAAAAAAATGGCAATAACAAAATTAAAAGGTACAAGTAAAAAAATTAAAGAACTCAAAGGTATTAAACCTGAAAAAATAACTGATGAACAATTAAAAAAAGTTCAAGATACGGTAAATAATATTAATAGAGCTCAATTAGAAATTGGATCTGTAGAATTAAGGAAACACGAAATGTTACACTCTATAGCTAATTTTAGAGATAAATTAACTTTGTTACAAAGTGAATTTGAAAAAGAATACGGTACGTTTGACATAGATATTCAAACTGGTATTATAAATTATACAAAAGAAAATGGCGAAGCTGATAAGAAAGATTAGTGTAGGTAAGGACTACAAAAATGACGCTATGCACTACGCTGTTGGACAAGAAGTATATGGAGGACATACTATTTGTGATATATTAGAAGAAGATGATAAATATTCTATTTATATTAAAAAAAACAAAGACGTGTTACCTTGGAAGGACTTTAATAAAAACATGGCTGTATCTGTAGAATATAATCTAGAATACTAATGAAAAGTGTTTACAACTTTGTTGTAACGCCAAAAGGAGAAAGATATAACAATACTAAAAAGGTTGGGGATTCAGAGTTAATTCTTAACACTGAAATCTTCAACCATCAGTATGTAAATAGAGAAGCAACTGTCATATCTACTCCAATAGCGGGACATACAGATATACTTCCAGGAGATACAGTTATTGTGCATCACAACGTTTTTAGAAGATGGCATAATGTAAAAGGTATTGAAAAAAATAGTAGAAGTTATTTTGATGAATCTACTTATTTTATAAACCACGATCAAATCTTTTTATATAAAAGAAAAGATAAGTGGAGAGCTCCAAAAGGTTATTGTTTTGTAAAACCTTTAAAAGCAATAGATCAATTTAATATTGAATCTGAAAAACCACTTCAAGGTATTGTTAAATACTCAGATGGTACTGTGGGAGTTGGTGATCTAATAGGCTTTAGACCAAGTAGTCAATATGAGTTCGTCGTTGATGGCGAAAGACTATACCGAGTTTTATCTAATTTTATTACAATTAAATATGAATATCAAGGAGACGAAGAAGAATATAATCCAAGCTGGGCAAAGAGCAGTTGAAGAACTGATTAAAGTCGCTAAGGAACCAATTGTAGATTCAGACGACGATATATCAGCAGATAGACTTAAAAACGCAGCAGCTACTAAAAAACTAGCTATATTTGATGCATTTGAAATACTTAATAGAATCCAAGAAGAAGAAAACTTGCTTGAGGGAAAAACACCTGAAGAGGCAGAGAAAAAAACTTTTAAAGGATTCGCAGAAGGTAGATCTAAGTAATGTACGAGCAAAGTTTAGTTAAGGTAATTGAACCTATTAAAAAAACGACTATTAGTCGTCTTAATAAATCTAAAAAATGGAAATATGGATATAATAAAGAACATGATGTCATTGTTATCTCAAAAACTGGTCAAATTCAGGAAATATTGGAGGTGCAAAGTTTGCGTATTGCTTTGCCTAAGGTGCCGAAAAACGTGTACAGACATAAAAAAAATAAATGGGTAAAACAAGAATACCCTAAAGAATTAGATAGATTAAAAAATATATTTGACTGGAGAAACTACCCTGAAGAAAAAAAAGACCAATGGTATGATTTTATAGACGAAGAGTTTAAAAGAAGAGAAGAAGGATTTTGGTTTATAAATAACGATAAACCAACTTATTTAACAGGTACACACTACATGTACTTACAATGGAGTAAGATAGACGTCGGGGCTCCAGATTTTAGAGAAGCAAATAGATTGTTCTTTATATTCTGGGAAGCTTGTAAAGCAGACAAGAGATGTTATGGTATGTGTTATCTTAAAAATCGTCGTTCTGGTTTTTCTTTTATGTCGTCTGCAGAAACAGTTAATTTAGCCACTATTTCAAGTGATAGTAGATATGGTATACTATCTAAAACGGGATCAGACGCTAAGAAGATGTTTACTGATAAAGTAGTTCCTATAAGTATAAATTACCCATTCTTTTTCAAACCGATACAAGATGGTATGGATCGACCTAAATCTGAATTAGCATATAGAGTTCCTGCTAGTAAATTTACTAGAAAGAAAATGTCTGCTACAGATGGTATGGAAGATATTGAGGGATTAGACACTACTATTGATTGGAAAAACACTGGGGATAATAGTTATGATGGTGAAAAACTAGCTTTATTAGTACATGATGAATCTGGTAAGTGGGAGAGACCTGATAATATTTTAAATAACTGGAGAGTTACAAAAACTTGTTTAAGGTTAGGTAGTAGAATTATAGGTAAATGCATGATGGGTTCAACCTCCAACGCCCTAGATAAAGGTGGAGATAACTTCAAAAAATTATACAATGCATCAGATGTCACTAAGCGAAATAGAAATGGTCAGACAAAATCTGGTTTATACTCTTTGTTTGTCCCAATGGAATGGAACTACGAAGGATTTATTGACGAGTACGGAATTCCAGTATTCACTACTCCTGACAACGATGTGTTTGCCCCAGACGGTGAATTAATAGATGTAGGTGTAATAGACAATTGGCAGAACGAAGCAGATGGCTTAAAAGATGATCAAGATGCTTTAAATGAATTTTATCGTCAATTTCCAAGAACAGAAGAACACGCTTTTAGAGATGAGACTAAAAACAGTATTTTTAATCTTGTTAAAATATATGAGCAGATAGATTATAATGAAGAAATGTCTAAAACCTTAGGGATTACAAAAGGTAATTTTCAATGGGTTAATGGTATTAAAGATTCTCAAGTGATATTTTATCCAGATCCAAAAGGTAGATTTAAAGTTAGCTGGGTTCCACCTTCTAACATACAAAATAGAGTGGTACTTAAAAATGGTGTAAAATATCCTGGTAATGAACACATGGGGGCATTTGGTTGTGACTCTTATGATATATCAGGAACCGTAGATGGAGTAGGTTCTAAAGGAGCATTACACGGCTTAAC